CAAAAGGAGAGATGAAGCATGGGGTCTGTTCACCCACCCAAGCCCCTATCTGATTATACTCAAAATACTCTATGGCTTCTTCGTCGGTCATCCCGTCATCCGTCAACTGCTCCAAGACTTTCTCCTTGTCGTAGCAGACAATGGTAGGTTGACCAAATCTCTGCACAACACCTGCTATGCAATCGTCGAAGCCATCCATGAATAGTTTCATGCTAGTCCAACTCCTCCATATCTAGGACGTAGCCAAGGGCTTCTCTGACAGTTTCAAATCCTTCTGCAACTCCTGTAAGTTGCTGACCAGTAGGGGAATAGATGGCAACGCATCTGTGCTTACTTTTCGTAACTTCTCCCTCGCCGGCAAAGAAGCAGTAGGTGTAGCCTTTATTATCTATCAAATCTAAGAGATCACTGTCGCTACGTGGAGCCTTGGGTTGCAAAGCTTTGGTAACATCAGCCACCTTAACATAGGGATGAGGGCTTCCAACTTCTCCATACTGCAAACGCTGTAGTGATACATCGTCTACGTCTAGGGCGAACACTTCTGTGTGTGGGTCAATCTCTGCGGTGCTAACTTCTATTTTCATATTTTTCTTTGGTTTATGGTTTTTTATTATTTCTTTAGTGGATAAGTAATATTTACATAGTTCTTTAGGCTCCATGTCTTTGATGTCAACGAAATTATCGTCCCATCTCTCAAACTTGTTTCTAAGAACCATAGCTGACCATGTGCTAAGTGAGTTATTTGAATCGTGCATTGGCCTAGTATGAGTAGTCTCTTACATCTACAAGACCCTCTATGTAGTCGTCAATTGTTTCCCAATTAATCCCAACGTCAGCATCGTAATCACGCTGCATCTCTAGCAGTATTTCATTGGCTTCGTCTTCGGTAAGCTTGACACCTTTCTGCTTTGCTTGATGTAGAACATCCTCTGTAGACCATGTTATATTTATTTCCATGGTATTATCCTCTGATTGTTAGGTTGGCAAGAGCTTCGTTGGTTCCCTCAATAAGTTCTTTGGCAGGTATCGAACTGACGACTTCTAGTCTGTCCTTGAGATCTTTCTTCTCCTGCGACAGTGCCTTGCGCTGTTCAGTCATTCTCTCAATGCGGTAGGAAAGAGCACGTGACTCTTGGCGTATCATATCTATGCGCGTTTGTATGCGCTCGATGTTTTCTTGTTTTATGTCCATGTTATTCTAGTGTTTATATATTATGTGTGTGATTAAAATTCCTGTGCCAGTTCCTGTCATTGCACCCAATGAATAGACTAGGCGTATCCAGTTGCAAGCAAAAACTACTCGCCCTACATTTATTGTCCAGACAAAAGATATAAGGAAGCCAACAATAATTGCTCCAACCCACTCTTGGTTTGCAACCTGGTAGGTGTTGGTAGCTATGAGTGTGACTTGCAGCCATGAGTATAGAAATGTTTTAATCATCTGCTCCTATCTCACAAGACTCACCGCAAGATGAACCAGTGTCTAAGAATACATCGTAGCTTGGCTGACTAAATCCAAAGTCCAATTGGTCAGTATCAACGTATGGCTCAAAGTCTGTTGTCTTAGCCATCTCAATTATGTCTACCGTGGTCATGTGCTTGCGGAACATTTGGCGTTTAGGATTTGGATCATTTGGTGCGGTGATGTGAGCATACTTTTCCTCCATCAAACGAGGGAAGTCAAAAATCTCTGGGCTTTCCTTGGCAAGTGTTAGATGTTTGCGTAAACTTTTCTTCCAACACCAAGTGCAGTTTCCATAGTGCTCTCCCTTCAAGTCTAAATCAAAAGGCCAAGAGGCACACTCGCGCTTCACATCTTCCTTCGTCCATCCAGCATCTACAAGTGGATAAACAAATTTAAGTTTCTTTCGATTGGCACTTACCCTATCAATCTCGTCGGCTCGTATGCCAATGGCAATCCAAAAGTCTTCCCACTTCCATCCTAGCACAGACTTCAGGTAATCTTTAATCGGAAGTTCTTTCGTATCTCTGGTGCAATGCAACCAACCGGGACCCGGAAGTCCATGCTTCGCGAAATCAGCTTCTAATGGTTCGCCGTTCCTAGCTGCCGTCGCAAAGTCTACGATCTTGTGGCGTATGCCCTTGCCCTTCTCTGGGTTTACGACGGCTTCTAGCCAAACCACATTCCATCCAAAGTGCTTGTCACATTGATCAACAAACTTCAAGGTGTTCTCATGTTCGCTTCCAGTGTTGGCAAAGGTAATAGCGATGTCGTGCGTATCAGAAAACTTCTCGACGCACAGCTTAGTCATGACGGCAGAGGTGCGACCCCCGCTAAAACTAATCGCTAGTTTTGGTTTACTCACTCCAAGGTTGGTATGGTTTTAACTATGTCTGTGATTAGTTCGTTATCTAGAAGTTCCTTTGGTAATGGTTTCCTCCAGATGGTCACAGTGTTCAGACATGCGTAATACTGGTCAAGAGAATAATTTTCTTTTTTATAAATATGTTTGGCTTGCTCTGGGATACTAAGCTCAGGGTTCCTATATTTCTTGATAAGTTTCTCTGCCTTTGCCTTGCCAATGCCCTTCATGCCCTCGATGCAATCGGTGCTATCACCCATGAGCAGTTGCACTAACCAATTGTGGTCAGCCTCTTCTTGGCTAACATAGGTAGGCCAGTCGTCCTTATCCCAGTTGTAGTGCCATCCAGGCACAGAAAGCATATCCTTATCTATGCTACATATAATTGGATTGTCTACCTTCCCATTGGTAGATATAATGCCTAGTAAATCATCGGCTTCTAGGCGGTCATGCTGATACCACCGGTCGCCATACATATCCTTCATAGCCTTGCTCAATGGATCATACAAGGGCGGCTTGTCTCCACGATTACCTTTATAGTTGGGATAGAGTGTCTTACGAAAGTTATCACGACCAGATACTATCAAGTAAAACTCAGAGGCCTTGCATCCCATGACACATTGATCGATGGCTTGCCTACACATTGATTTTAATGTAAGCAGGTTTGTTCCCTCCGTTTCTGCTTTGGCGGCATGTCTATACAGGATAATTTCTACATCTAGCAGAGCAGTTTTCTTATCAGTTTTCTTATTCATGTATTAGTATCATGGATTAAGTAATTGTAGGGTCAATGCTTTTTACAGCCTCGTTCAAATTAGAGTTGCTTCTCGTTAGACATAGGTTCCCCATTACTGGTCAAACCTATGCCTTGCTAGAGCC